GGCGGCGATGGCGGCGGCGGTGGCGGCTTTTGCGTTATTTACGGCCGTGTCGTTCTTCTGCTGTGCTGCCTCTATGAACTTCCGAACATTATTGTCCGCACGTTCCGCGGCCTCTGTCGCTGGTTTTTGCAGCACTATGATGTCAGCAGCCGTAAAGTCCTCCCACGTGAACTTGTAGCCTCTTGTGTAGGCTGCCACGCAGTCGCTCTCTACCACGCCCTCCGTGTCGCCCATTTTGTCCCACAGCCATATATGCAGGCTTTCGGGATAATACACATTTTGCACACCGTTTTCAAACAGGGCATTATCCAGAGCAAGGTGCAGTTCATGGTGCAGCTCTCCCTCGCCGAGGCCATGGTCTTTGAATATCACCAGCAACCCGTCACCGTCTGGCACGCAGCCAGTGTACACGCCGTCCTTCCTTGTCGCCTTTACCGAGTGGCTGCCCACCCAGTAGCGCAGTTCAAAGTCCACGTCGGGCAGTGCCACGACCTTGCCCGTGCCGTCACGGAAACGCTCACGGATAACAAAGTCGCTTTTGTAGTTGATGTGTCTTGTCTCCATTATGTCAGCCTTATGTTACCGCTGCCGTCCAGCCTCATGCCGCCGTTTGTCAGTCTGATGCGTGGCGGCACTACCGCGATGGTCAGCGTCTTGTAAATACTCGTTTTCACAGTGGCCACCACATTGACCCTGCCCACTCCCTCCTTCAGCGGAACGATGCAGCCGTCTGGTGTCACCTCCAGCACTCCGTCGCCGCCGATGAAAAGCAGCGAACCGATGCCAAAGGCGGGCAGTGCCCTTGCGCCGATGCGAGGGCGTTGCTGGTTGCCAAGCGTCACCTCCTTGGGGCAGTCGTTCACTTCCAGACGTGTGGGGGCTGACACGTTCTGAGTGCTCAGCAGCCCCACGAGGTTGTCAACCAGCGCACGTGTGGCCTCGCTCTTTTGTGTTTCGGCTGCCGCTGCCTTGGCCGCAGCGTCCACACCCGCAAGGCGGTTGTCTATGTCGTTGGTGATTTCCTGCACGTTGGTGTCGAGAAACAATGCCAGAGCGTCACGCACGTTGCCGCACGCCGTAATAAGGTCGGCAAACAGACTGCCCACCATTTCCACAGTCACGCTCTTTGTCACCACAGCGTCGCGTATGTCACGCGCCCGCTTTTCCAGTGCGGAGGTGTCTATCTCCGCCACCTTGTTTTCTGTCAGTTTTACCATTATGCAAATGTATCGTCAAATTGGTTGCAGAATATGCGGACGAGCGTCTGCCCGCTCTCGCTTGTCACGTCCTTGCCCTCACTGAGCTGCTGTTGTACTTTCTTTATGCGGTTCACCTCTATGGTGTCGGCGGCGGTGTCCTTTCTGATGTGGGTGCCGCTGTCGAACTGTGAGCCGATGCCTGAGAGCTGCCAGCCCTTTACCTGCGTCGCCTCGTCCACGATGAGCCAGTCGCGCCATGGGCGTGGCGGTATGATGCAGCCGCCTATATATCTGGCGGTGGCTTGCAGCAGGGCGTTTGTCTCCTTGGCCGATATGTCGGTCGCTGGCTCTATGCCTTGCGCCGCGTATGTCTTTTGCACCTGAGCGTCCACAGTGTCGGCCAGCTCCCAGTCGAGCGTCTGCCCGTCTTCCAGCCGCGCCGTGATGCTGATGCCGTTGCGCTCTGCCAGTGCGAAGATGCCCTCCACGCCGCCCAGATATTCCACGGCGATGTCCGCGAGGCTCTGCCTGTCCTTTACTGCTATCTGCATGGTGTTTTTATTTTATGTTTACCGTGCCGTCTGCGTCCACCGTTATGCGGGTGATGTCCACGCCTGCGGCCTTTATCATTTTCTTTGTCTCCTGCGGCCAGAACACGTCACGCTGCCCGCCCAGCATCTGGCGCACCGCCGCACCTATAAGGGGGCGCTCCTTGAACTCGCCGCGCTGTGCCAGCAGTACCGCCTCGATGGTCTGAGCGTCGCAGTCGGTAACTACTGCCGACTTGCGCTCCACAAGCAGGTCGCCCGTCTCTATGTCTGTTTGCAGTCCTTTCATTGCTTCACCTTTTCATTCTCGTAGTCACCGCGCTTGCTCTCTGTAAGTTGGCTTCCCGCCCAGCTTGCCACGCCAGCCTTCAGCTTCGCGCCGCCGTCCTGCGGTACGGGTGTCCAGCTCGTGAAAGCCTGCTTGAGCTTGTTTATGTCCTTTTCTATAAGGTTCAGCCGCGTGGTGATGTCTTCCACCTTTACCATGCCGCCGAGCTTTCCGCCGTTCATGGACACTCCGTTCTCGTCCACCACCACGCTGGCGGTGTCCGTGTCCTTGACGACCACCTGCACCTCCTCGATGTCGTCGCACAGTATTACCATGCCCGCCGCACCGTCGGCCACATAGCCTACCATTACAAAGCTGTCCTTGCGTGGTATCTGTACCACACCCACCGTACTGCCTTGGTTGGCTTGCAGGTTCACACCCAGCAGCGGCGCGTCCTCATTGAGCGGCTGCACGTCCACGGTGCGGGCTTCCTTGTCAACTGCCGTAACGGTGCCGACCGTGAAGCCTGTGCCGTTTCCGCCTTGCGTGGCGAGCTGCTTTATCATTGTCGCGATGTTCATGCTTTTACTCCGCTACTCTCTGCCCTAACGTTATTTCTTGCCGATAACCGCCAGAGCCGTATTTAATGACATTCTTTTTTACTTGATATATACCCATTGGCGTGCCGTCTATCTTGATGCCCACCGTGTCGAGTTTGTCTGCCAGCTTGTAGCCGAATGTCGTCAGGCTGCCCTTGAGGCCGTCGCGTTTCAGGCGTTTAATCTCCTGCTCCGCCCATGCCTTTAGCTGGCTTTCGGTCTTGTTGTAGGTGGTGAGCGTGCGGCGTTCTCCGTCTGCGTCGCCTACCTCCACTTTTATTTTCTTGTTGTCGGGCATGATGCTCACGGCTTTCACGTTCAGCCGCATGGTGTCGGCTTTCTGCTGTTCGAGGCTCTGGTCGTTTATAATGTTCACGCCTGTGGCGAACACCTGCGTGGCATTTGTACCATGGTCGAAAATTACACCAGCGTAAAGTACAGGCTTCCCGTCCTCATAGCGGAAGAATGAGCGGATGCCGCTTTCTTGCAGTTTGCCCAGCAGACTGGCCACGGTGTCGGATGTCACACGGTATGCGCCTAAAGTCTGCTCGCCCATGACCTTGATGTCGGCAAGCCCCTGGTCTTTCAGCAGCTGTTCCACGGTAACGCTCTTGTATGCCTTTTTGACGGCTGGCATTTGTTTTAGCCTGAACATTTCATCCTCGCAGTCAAGCACCACGGGCGTTTTGAACCCTACCTCCTTTATATAGCCGACAAAGGCCAGTTCATTGCTGTCGTCGTAGCCGAGCCACACCTTTACAGCGTCGCCGCGTTTTACGGGGATTTCCGTCTCACCGTCCCACTTTAGTTTTTTGGGCAGGGTGATTTTGCAGAGGTCGGTCAGCTTTTCCGTGTCACGGGTGATTTCCACCTCCGTGACAAAATCGAGCTGCCATGTCTTTGCACCCGTTATCTCTATTTTTGCCGTCAGTCTGTACATGGTTCAAATACCGTTTAATGGGTTGTTAAATGCCGTTTAACCGTTTATTTATATTCGGTGCTGTACACGTTATAGTCTCCGTCCGAAAGCAGGGACAATTCTATGGGCTGGTAGTTGCTTTCCGTCGCCTGTGTTACTGAAAAGTTCTGCACCACCACTTTGCTGATGTCGAAAAGTTCCAGAAACTCTGAATGTACATATATGGTTTCTTTCACGTCGAAGAACTGCCGCAGCTGCGTGATGCCGTCGGATGGGTATTCGTCCACGATTTTGCCGTCTCTGAGTGCCTGCACGCCCACTATGAGGTTGATGCCATAGTCGCCGTCGTTGATATATTCCTTTACCGTGCCGTCCATACCCACCAGCGGCGTGGTAACGATGTTCTTGCGCTTGGATATGGCGGCTATCGCGTCGTTGATGGTCAGCTCTTCGCCGCTCTCTTTCCTGAATGTGAGTTCACAAAGCGCGTAGCGGTCAGCCCAGAAGCTCTTGTCGGTATAGGGGCTTGCCACCTCTGCCGCCTCTATGTTACCGCCTGCACCGTCCCAGTTAGGTGATGCGGTTGTGCGCGATGGCTTGAAGCGGTAGAGGTAGCCTTTTAACTGTGTTGCGGCGGATGCGGCCACAAATTTGAAACTGATTGGTAACATTTGCTTTTACTCCATTGCTAAGTTCGTATCGTTGAGGGCAGAAAGCAGGGCTTGCGCCACAACGTCCTTCACTCGTTCCGCGCTTTCTTGCAGGTTCGCGGTGTGTATCTCCAGACGCTCCACGAGTTTGTCCACATGGATGCTCACATTCTTTATCTTGCCGCCGCTGTCGTTGCTGCCGCCCGTCTTCTTGCTGGCAGTCGCGCCTGCCGTGCCACTTGTCACGTCTGGTACGGTCGGGGTGGGTACTTCGGGAATGGTCACGCCTGCTGTGGCTGCCGACTTGCCCTGTTTCTTGGTGCTCTTTTTGGCATTGCTTTTCTCGCCTGCTTTCATTTCTGCGGTGTATGCGTCGTTGAAAGCCTTGCCCACTTCCTTGCCGTAGTCGCCGTATGCGCCTTTCAGTTTGTTCAGTGCTGCCGTGATGCCGCCAGCGTCGAGCTTGAAGGCTGCCTTTATAAGGTCGCCTATCGCCCCGAAGGTCTGCTTGGCCAGATTGCCGATACCTGAGAAAACGGCTTTGAAAGCCGCCCACAGTCCTTTCAGTACCGCACGGAACTTCACCGAGGTGTTCCAGAAATAAACGCCCACAGCGATGAGCGCGGCGATGGCCGCAGCTATCCAGCCTATTATCGGGATGTTCATTATGGCAATACTCACAGCCCTGCACGCAGAGACTGCCGAGAGCTTGAACGCGCCGAAGCTCACCGAGGCGATGCCTGCAAAGGTGGCGGACGCACCGCCTGTGGTGATAAGAGAAAGCAGGAACGCACCCAATGCCTTGATGCCCGACCAGATGCCTGCCGTAGAGAAACGGAGCAGGGCTATGGTGCAGCGGCCTATGTTCCCGATGAAGCCCAAAGATATGCCGTTGGCCAAAGCCGTGCGGCTGCCCATAAGCGTGATGCTTATTGCTGCCGTGCGTGCCATGGTGGCGACGTTTCTAAGGTATGTCGCGTATTTCAGACCGACAACCCATTTTATCGCCGTACCCATTCCCATGATGGCAGGCATTACCTGTGAAATGGGAACGAGCACGCTAGCGAGAACACCGATATAGGCGGTAAAGCCGCCAGTAAGTTGCGTAAAGCTGATTTTCAAGTCCTCTATCTGCTGGCGGAAGCGTGCGCGTTTCTCTGCCGTGCTTTCCATAACGGTGGCGGCCTGCTCCTCTGCGCTGTTTGTGCCCGTTACGGCTTCGGTAAACTGTCCCAGCTGCTCAGTACCCTGCACGAGGGCGCGCGCCGCGTTGGCGTTCTCCATGCCGAACAGCTTGCTGAACAGTGCCGAGTCGTTAAGCACTGGCTTCAACAGTTCGAGCCGCTCTTTCAGGCTCTTGCTCTTGTCACCTAAAGCCAGCACGTCGATGCCAGCCCGTTCCAGTTCCTCGCGCGTGTCTTTGGGTAGGAAGCGGCCTTGTGAGAGTATCGAGAGGGTGTTGCGCAAAGCCACACCGCCCTCGCTGCCTTTCTTGCCTGCCTTGTCGAGCACCTGAATGGCTGCGTTCGTTTCTTCAAAGCTCACGTTTGCTGCCTTTGATGCCATACCGCATTGTTCCAGCGCAGCCTTGATGGCTGGAAGCTCCGCACTGCCCGCCTGTCCTGCCGCTGCCATGACATTCATCATTTCCGCCATTTTTCGGCTCGCCTCCATAGGGTCGGCGAGGCTCACACCGTACTGGTTCATGGCTGTGGTCAACACTTCGGCGGCTGCCGTTCCGTCATTGCCCATTAACTTGCTGGTCGTCTGGATAGCGTCGCCCATGGCTTTGAGTGCTGCGGGGCATTTGCCAAGTTCAGGCGAGAGTTGGGAAAGAATTAGTTTGTAGCCTTGTACAGCTACGCTTGCATCCGTACCGAAAGCCTTTGCCGAGCTTCTTGCGTACCCCTCTATTATTTTCAGTCCCTCGCCTGTCACACCAGCCACAGCCGAAAGGTCGTGCATCTGACTGTCGAGAGTTACCGCGTCCTGTCCTATGCTGTTAAATACGCCTGCGAGTTTTTGGATGCCGCTTGATGCCAAATCGAACTTTGCGAAACTTCCTGCGAGTTTGTCAATAACACCAAGTGACCCGCTCACCTGAGCGGTAAAGTCGCCCGTTGCGCGTGACATATTGTTAATGGCAGAGGAATAGTTGCCGTTTACGTTAAAATTGTACTCAAAGTTTTGCATAATCCAATTTATTACACTACATTTGCCGCAGTGTTAAACATTACAATATGATAGAGGCTATATTTTTATTTTTCGTCAAGGTGCTGGTGGTGCTATTTTGCATCGTCGTAACACTTGCGCCCATAGTTGTGGCCTTTATGTTCTGCTATGGTCTTTACAAAGACCTTTTTTGCTCACCGAACAAAGCCAAAAGCACGCGCGATAAAATCTCAGCGTGATTTTTCATCCTCATTTCTTCCAGCCACAAAGCCTCTGCGTACCACCCCGCGAAGTCATCGCCGCTCCCTGCCGTCGGGTCGATGTGCAGATTTGAGCGAATGAGCGCACAGGCTTTTATAAACCCGTCCTTGTCTTCCTTTCCCTCTGACACGTCAACCCTCAGCAGGTGCGACGTTATACGTTTTTTAGACTGGCGGCTGCTCCTGTCAGCACGGTGTTGAGCTGTGCCATGGTAGGCACGAACAGAACAGGGTCGGTGCGCATGAACTCGCTGCCGCCGAGCCAGCATCCGTCAAAGAGGATTGTGCCAGCCTTTACCTCGTCTGTCTTCGCCACCTTGGTACTGGCGGCCATTACCTCCATGCTTGGGCGTTTGAAATAGCCTACATGCTTTTCGCCGTCGTCTTCCACCTCGATGCGTGCGACCTTGCGGTGCTGACCTTTCCAGCGTTTTACCTGCTCCTCAGTAACACCGCCGTCAAATACCTGTATTTCTGTTTTCTTTTCTGCCATAGTCTTAATGGTGTTTAATCTGTTGTTTAATACTGTTTAAGCGTTTATTACTTGTTATGCCAGTCGATGTGCGACATAACGAGGTCGAGGTCAACTGTCTTGCCTGTGTCGCCCTCTGACCAGCCGCGCCCGTTCTTCTTGAAAAGGCAGTTGCGCAGCTTGTCTATAACGGGCAGACCTTGTGCAGGCAGGTAGCTCACCGTAATGTTAAAGGGGGCGATGTCCTGCAACCTGCCGCTTGGGGCTTGTCGCTGTATGGCCACGACCTCCTCGTGGTAGAGCGTTATTTTTCCCGTGCAGGTGATGCGTCCCTTGCTGTAGCCCACGGGGTAACGGCCTGCACCATATTTCTGGTCGACCTGCTGCTCGTCGTTGTACTCCACGCCTGTAATGCCCGTAATTGGCACGCCTGCGATTGTCACCACGATGTCAGCCCAGCCCACCAACTCGCCGTTTACATACGGAATGCCGTTCTGTATCTGTACTTTCATTATTCAAGTGATTTTACAAAACCGATTTTTACTTTGAACTTTCTCACCACACCCACAGGCACGTTCTTGATAGTCACCTCGATGGTGCTTGTGCTCAGTACGTCCTGCTCCGCGTCTATCTCTGCTTTGTAGCCGCTCAGCTCGCCTGCCTTTTCCATTTCCTCCAGCGGTATGTTGGCCGTTGTCTCAAGGTGGCTTACAGTGTAGCTTTGCAGCTTGCCCGTGTCAGGGTCGATATACACGTTGCCGCCCAGTTCGGGGGTCAGGTAGGTGCGGATGCCGCGCACGGCCTTGTCCATGGTGCGCACGCTTTCGATGGCGGCATAGTCGCTGGTGGGGCTGTCCATGGTGTGACTGTCATTCCAGTAACTGCCAGCCACGCCCACCACGTTGTTAAGGAACAGATAGCGGTTTGCGTCGAGCTTCTCCAGCTCGCCCTTGTCTATGGTGCGTACCAGCGTGCCGTCTCCGAGTGCTGGCATACTGATACCAGACGGAAAGTTCTTGACCCATGCGATACACTGGTGTACGGCTGCCTTCGAGAGTGTGCCGAGTGCCACGCCGATGGCCGACACGGTGGCCTTGGTCTTGTTGTCCTTGCTCTTGTAGAGTTCCGCACCCGTGCCGCTGCCTGCCTGAGCGATAACCACGCTTACACGCGGGTTGTTTGTTGCGAGGTTGCTTGGCAGGTTCTTGTAGTTGCTCACCAGTGGCGCGTAAAGCGTCGAGAGCGGTGCATTCTCCGTATCGAGACTGTCGGCCACAGACTCCAGCTTCACGATATTGTCAGCTGTCGGTGCGGTGTCACCGTTCCAGATGGCCATTTGTCGGATGGCTCCCTCCGCATAGTTCTGCACCGTTTTCAGCTCCTGAAATGTCATGCTCTCTGGTTTTGAGAACAGACCCACGTAAAGCGTGATGCTTGGATTTATGCGGAACACCTCTTCGAGCTGGTAGTGCAGCATCTTCACGCTCCATGCCGTTGCGTCTGCTGTAATGCCCAGTTCTTCGGCCTTGTCTATGGTGCTGACGGCTTGCACTGGCTCCGTCTTGAAAGCGGCGGGAATGTCGGCTTCCAGTAGATAGGCCACAAATCCGCTCACATGGTCTTGGCCGTTTTGTGACTTTGGCACGTTGCCATTCTGGCGCACGATTGTTAAACTTGTTGCCATTGTTATTTACTTTTGTTTCGTTTATATTTGATGATGCCCACGGCTGCGCTTGTGACAAGCAGGACGCACAGTAGCCCGCATTTCCATGAAGTGAATATCGTGTGTGCGGGCTTTACTGTCTCTTTTGTCTTGCTGTCGCTTGTGGTGGCCTTGGTGCCCTTGTCAGTGGTCTGCCGCTCCACTTCGGTATCAGTGCGCTGCTGGCTTTGTTCCGCAGTGCTGTCCTTGCTCTGCACGTTCTTTCGGTGCTTTACCTTGGCTTTCACGGGTGGCAGTCCTGTCTGGCTGTCGGGCGGTTGCGATGTGTCGAAAATTATAACGTCCGTTTCGCTCTGGCTGTTCTGCTCGTGCAGGGTGGTAAGCCTCTTGCTTATCTCCACCCTCACCATGCTGTCGAGCCGCTGCTGGTAGTCGTTATTTTCCTGCGTTGTCGCTCTCTGTTCCGTTGTCGCGCTCTTCGAGCTTTTGCAGCTGGCGAGAAACGGGGCAGTTATCAGCATGAGCGCAAGAAGGGATTTTCTCAACCGCTTTTCTGAACTTGTCAACGTCACGGCGTAAACTGTTTATTTCTTTTTTTAGCGGCGTTACAATACCCTCGACCAAAATGTCGTTTGCCTTGCGCACGTTCTCCAGTTCACTGTCTTTCACGCCAGCGAGTTTTTTCTGTACCTCCGCCCGCAGGCTGTCGATTTCCGTCTTGTACTTCTGGCTTTGCAGCTTTGCGCCGATCCATGCGCCCAGCGGTGCGCTAATGGTTGCCGTCAGTGAAGACACGATGAGGGTTATTATTTCGCTGCTCATTCATTTTTATTGTTTTATTCCTATCTCTTTGAGCCATGCTGCCACGTCGAATGACGGGCACGCCTTGCCCTTGTTTAGTTGATGGTGTCCGACGATCAATACTTCGGGGTGCTTCTCGTGGAAGTCTAGGACATAACGCTTCAAGGCCGCTTTCTGTGCCTCTGTGCGGGTGTCCTGCGGGGTCTTGCCGTCGGCTGCACAGCCTCCAGCATACACAATGTGTCGGCTTACCGAGTTGAAGCCTGCCGCCCCGTTGGTTATCTCCCAGCTGTCCACCCACTCGTCCTCGTTGTTGGCCACGAGCCGCTCCACACTGCCGTCCAAATGGAAAAGGTCGGTATATCCTACCTGTTTCCACCCGCGACCCACAGGCGGCGGCGAGGTGTGCCAGCGGCGTATTTCCGCCGCCGTCACCTCACGGCCTGCCTTTGTGGCTGTGCAGTGAATGACTAAATACTTCTGTTTCTGTGCCATTCAGTTAGCGGGGATTTATTGTTAGGATGCCTTTGCACTCACCACGGCTGCACGGGTGCAGTCGCCTTTGAGTGGCAGGGCGATATTCCATTTGCGGAAGTTTACGATGTTGCGGTGGTAGAGCGGGTCGTTCACCGCGTCCTGATGGAAGAACTGCACCGAGCCGTTTGCTTTCATCATGTTGTTTACACGGAAAGCAACCGATGCCTGCATGTCCGTGGCTGCTGGTGCCTTGCCAAATGCGATTTTGTTCAGTGTGGTGGCATTGTAGTAAGGGCATTTGTTGTACTCGTAGATGTCGAAGCCGTACAAACGGGTGATTTTACCCTCCGTGTCGTTGATGTTGTAGTGCTCCGCGTAGTTCTTCGAGGTCTCCAGCAAGTCATTGCTGTGGTCAGGGCAAAGCACGAGAACACGGCCGTCTTGTGGCATTTTCATATTGTCACACTGGCGTTTCAGTTCGATGAGGTCGGCTACTGTGAACTTCTTTCTGCCGTTCACAGCCTCGCCCGTGGTGGTGATAACAGGGGTTTTCTTTTCCTTGTTGCCGTCAGGTGCATAGGCATGAAGGGCTTTTTCCCATGTAGCCTCCTTTAAGGCTTCACGGTGACGCTCCAGCACACTGCCCATTTTGTCGTAACTTACGGCATGAAGCTCGTCGTCGGTCACGGGGGTGGCCTCTGTGTCGAAACGGTCGAGGCTCACTGGCTTGTCTGCGTCGTCCAGTTTGGTGATGTTGAGCGGGTAGGTCTTGTTATTGACCAACACAGCAGGGTCACCGCCGATTTCCGTAAAGTGGATAACGTCTTGGTTCACATACTGGTCGTATGAGCGTACACGGTCATACCAGCCTACCGCTGTGGGTGGCGTGCGGAATGCCTTAATCATTTCGCCTGTCCACACCTCTGTCAGCACGCCAGCGCGCGCCACGTTCTTGGGAAGATGGGGAAGCAGGAAAATAGCCACAAGGTTGGCTACCACTGCGCCCTTCCATGCCGAGAAGCCGAATACTGCGGCGATGGCCGCGCCTACGGCTGCATTAACCAGTAAGGCCACCAACACGGTGGTTGCTACTGTAAGGAATTGTAATGTTTTGAACTTCATTTGCTTGTTTATTTGCTGTTTAATATGGTGTTTAATGCTGTTTACTGCACCTTTCAGTCTTCCAGTTTCGGGCAGTCGATGCCGTACTCTGCCTTGTAAAGGCGCATATACTCGTTTGGGTTGTCCTTGCGCAGCTTGCTCACTTTGTCGGCTGGCACCTCCGAGAGCTTGGCAAAGGTCGCCTGCTCAGGCTGGCCTTGTGGCGCGTCCTTGGTGGTGTCTATCACGTCGGTAGGCTTGCGCGCGGGCTGCATAAGCTCAAGCGTCTGGCGTAGAGCGTCCACGCCTGATGTCTTGCCCAGATTGACAAAGAACTCCTTGCGGTCGGCTGTAATGCGTCTTTCGGTAATTGCTGCGTCCACCTGTGCCGTGATGGCGGCGAGGGTGAGCGTTTCCGCATTGTCGGCCTTTGACTTCAACGCCGTAACAGCGGCGTGTACCTGCTCCTCCGTTGCGGTCTCAGCCAAGCCGAGGAGCAAAAATGTTTCTTTCTTCATGTTTTTACTGTTTGTATTTTCGTTTGACTGTGCCGCAGCCTCTGGCCTTGGCGTTTCTTTTGGCTTTGAGAGCTTCACCAGCGGCAAAAGGTCGCAGTCCTGACCAGCCGCCAGTTCCAGCAGTTTGCCGCCGCCGTAGAGTTTCAGGGCTTCATCGTTTGCGCCAATGTCCACGATGCTGACCTCCACAAGTTTTGAGGCGGTGGCGGTGGCGCGTGTCTGACCTTGCACGAGCATGGACGGGTCGGTGCTGTACTCCAGTATTTCGATGCCTGCCGAACACATGTTCAGATAGCCGTCCTCCCATTTTGTCGCTATTTTCTTGGCGAACTCGTCTTTTTCGTCAAACTTCGGTGTGCCTATCAGGCGGTCGCCGTCCACACGCAGGTTTTCCATTCTGCCGATGGGCATGTTGTCACCGCCACGGCGGTGCATCCACAGCAGAACGGGGTTTCTGCAATATTGCGAGGTGTCCAGCCCTTCCGTTATTACACGGCTGCCGTAGCTGTTCAGCCCGCTTGTGCTTATTACTACTTCTTTTGGCATTGTATATTTGTTTTGCTTTGTTCAACTTAAATAAGGCGGCGGACTTCACAGCTGGCCGCCTTTGAAATTCGTACTCCTGAAAAAATCAATCCAATAACCTTAAAAATCTACTATATGACAAAAACTAATCCTATGGTGTTGCGGTGGCAGGACTCGAACCTGCAACCTTTGGGGAATGAACCCAACGAGCTGCCATTGCTCTACACCGCGATGTAACACGCCGGCAAAAGTCGCAAAATCCGTCCGCCGCCACAAAAAGAGTGTCGAAGTTTGACACTCTTTTTTCATTTCAGCCCGAAAATGGGGACTTTTGCACTCGTATTACGCCGATATCCACCTCTTTGGCGGTGTGTCGGCGTTTCGTTTTATGTATCACGCTAAAAGCATTAAACTTATGAATGAGCACAAAGAAAGAACTTGAGGACAAGAAGGACTACGCCCGACTCCTCTACATGCAGGGCGAACAGCAGAAGACCATTGCCGAAAAGGCGGGGGTCTCGCCTCAGACCGTCACAAAGTGGGTAAATACTGGCAACTGGTCAGAACAACGCGCCGCGCAGAATATCACACGCCCCGAACTTGTTAATAAGCTGCTGCGCACGGTCGACAAGATGATAGAGGCGGTAAATACCAGCGAAGACCCAGACGCGGCCAACGGCTTGGGCGACAAGCTGGCAAAGTTCGCCGCTACAATAGAAAAGCTCGACAAGCACACCAGCATCGTGGATGTTATCGAGGTGTTTATGGCTTTCGGTAAATGGCTGCAATATCAGGCGCAGTACGACGAGGACATTACGCCCGAACTGTTGAAGACAATAAACAAGTACCACAACCAATATATAAACTACCTCATGCAGAACAAACTAATTAAGTAGCCATGCCAAATTACGACAAACTTACGCCGAAAGAGGCGTTACAGCAGTGGAAGGCGCATTGCGAGACAGTGCAGGAAGCCACCACCGTGGATGCACACGAGACGGACGCGCAGAAGAAACAGCGCATTAAACGCCTGCTTTCAGATTATGGCGCGTTTGTCGACTATTATTTCCCGCACTACACCACCAACCCGCAGACGGGCAGACAAACACCCTGCGCCCCGTTCCACCTCAAAGCGGCAAAGCAAATCATTTCAGACCGAAATGTAAAGGCGGTTTTCAAATGGCATAGAGGCGCGGCAAAATCCACGCATTTGGACATTTTCATCCCTATGTGGCTAAAGGCGCAGATTTACGGCGGTGCAGAGCTTCGCCAGTTTTGGGTCATGGTCTTGGTGGGAAAGTCTCAGGACAACGCAAATACGCTGCTGGCCGACTTGCAGGCGGAATTACAATACAACAAGCGGTATGCCGCCGACTTCGGCGAACAGTACAACAACGGCACATGGGAGGAGGGTTCTTTTGTCACAAAAGACGGTACAGCCTTTTTCGCCCGTGGTCGTGGACAGTCGCCCCGTGGTCTTCGTTATCGCTCCCACCGTCCTGACTACATTGTCATTGACGACTTGGACGATGACGAGCTTTGCGAAAACCCTGCCCGTGTGTCACGCCTCACGGATTGGGTTAAAGAAGCTCTTTTCGGTGCTCTGGATGGTGGCCGTGGCCGCTTCATCATGGTGGGCAACCTCATAGCAAAGAACTCCGTACTGGCGAATATATGCGCCATTAAGTCCGTTAAGGTCTCGCAGGTCGATATTCTGGACAGGGAGGGGCGCGTGTCATGGGCGGCGAAGTGGACACGCGAAGAGGTGCAGGCCATTGAGGATTTCGAGGGCTACCGCTCCTTTCAGAAAGAGTACATGAACAACCCGATTGTCGAGGGTGCCGTCTTCCGTCAGGACTGGATAAAGTGGGCAAAGCGGCCAGCGTGGCGCGACTTCACGGAAATTGTGCTGTATATCGACCCCTCGTGGAAGTCAAGCACAAAAAACGACTACAAAGCCGCAAAGCTGTGGGCTAAGGACAAAGCGACACGCCTCTGGCACTTGCGGGCTTTCGTGCGTCAGGCCACCATTGCCGAAATGGTACGCTGGTGCTATGACCTCTACGAGTGGGCGCAGCAGACAGGCATTGCCGTAAAGTTCTATATGGAGGCAAACTTCATGCAGGACAAACAGCTCGAAGACTTCGCCACAGAAGGAATGTTACGAGGCTACCAGCTGCCCATTATTCCAGACAAGCGAAAGAAGCCCGACAAGTTCCAGCGTATCGAGAGCGTCGCCCCTCTGTGGGAGCGTGGCTTCGTCTTTTACGACGAGAGCCAAAAGGACGACCCCGACATGGTGCGTGCCGTTGATTTCACGCTGGCCTTCCAGAAAGGTATGCGCGGCCACGATGATGCGCCCGACGCAGACGAGGGGGCTATCTATCTGCTGCAAAAACATTCGAGCATTTCAAGTTTCACGCCGTCTTTCGGCAAACGTCGGTCGGCTAAAAATATAACATGGTAATGAATAAAGTAAAGCATTTTATCCGCGCCGTGGTCTTTGACCTCCGCGCACGTAGAGCCATTCGTAAGGCTCAGCGCAGTGCAAACCTGCACCGCCGCAAATTCTTGGTGCTTGTATGGAACGGACGTCCGCGTGTCGTTTCCATGCAGGGTGTTAAAAAGCTGATACGCCAGCACCGTTTTTCAAAGGGTTTCACCGCAGAGACGGCACGAAAGGTTGCCATGTTCGAGGCTGTGCCGCAGCCATTGGACAAGTGCCGCCGCTGTTCTTTTTCTTTCCGTAAGCGCAATGTTTCTAAACGATGATGATTACAAGGCGGTGTGCGATGATTTCGAGTTTGAGACGTTGCAGGCCAACACCGACCTCAGACTGACCGCCGAGCGTACGGCACAGGAACAGATAAGCAGCTACACTCGCCACCGTTACGATATGGCGCGGGCGTTCCGTCAGACTGGTGCAGACCGCAACCCGCAGCTGGTGCAGTGCTGTGTCAATATAGCCCTGTGGCTAATGGTTCACCGCCTGCCGCAGAATATGGGCATAGAGCGGCGCGAAAGCCTGTATAACGAGAGTATAAAGTGGCTGCGTGACGTGCAAGCGTCGAAAGCCTCGCCCGACTTCCCCACCTATATGGGCGTTGACGGCGACACAGACGCTAACAACCCAGTAAAATGGGGAAGCCAGAAGAAGACGCGTCCTACTTGGTAAACAGATTAAACGCCGTTTAATGGGCTTTCAAAGGCTCATTAAACGGCGTTGAACACTTTATTTAACAGCATTAAAGCAATGGATTTTTTAAGCAGAATTAAAACGGCCTATGCCGCCGTAACGGGCGAGCAGATATATTCACGCTACGACATGCAGCGGCTCGCAAAGTTTGCACGTTCAAAGCAGGGCTTGCGCCTTACTGCGCAGCTCTTGCAGCAGACCGACACGCTCACGAAAAAGGATGTGGGCATATGGAGGCAGGCATGGCAGATGGCCATAAATGTAGATAACCCGCAGCGCGCCCTGCTCTACGACATTTACACGGACAACCTCATTGACCTGCACCTACAGGGCTGTATCTCGCAGCGTGTGGGAATGGTCAAGCGCAACAAGTACCGACTTGTGGGAAAAGACGGCAAAGAAGACGAAAAGGCCACCGACCTGCTCCGCAAGGAATGGTTCGACGACTATTGTACGCACGTCCTCTTTTCACGCTATTGGGGACACTCGCTTATACAGTTCGGCGATGTGGTCAAGACTTCCGACGGCATGAAGTTCGACGGTGTGGAACTTGTGCCGCGCAAACACGTATGCCCTGAGCATGGCGTGCTGCTCAAAACAGTAGGCGAAGACTGGCACTGTGGCATTCCATACCGAGAGGGCGAGTTCTCACAGTGGTGTCTGGAAGCCGGCGGCAAAACCGACCTTGGTCTCCTCCTTTCATGCTCGCCCCAGTGTATCAGCAAACGCAATATGCTTGGCTTTTGGGACATGTTCGGCGAAATATTCGGTGCGCCCATGCGTATAGCCAAAGCCACTACGACCGACGACAAAGAACGTGCGAAAATCGAGAACGCGCTGGAAAACATGGGGTCTGCCTTTTGGGGACTGTTCCCAGACGGCACGGATATAGAGATAAAGGAAACAAGCCGCGGCGATGCCTACAACGTCTTCGACCGACGCATTGACCGCTGTAACTCCGAAATGTCAAAGGGTATCCTCAACCAGACTATGACCATAGACAGTGGCAGTAGCCTTTCTCAGTCTGAAACTCACCTCGAAGTCTTCGAGAATGTGGTGGAAGACGACAAGACCATGCTGGCATACAACATTAACGACAAGCTGATGCCGTTCATGCTCATGCACGGTTTTCCCGTGGGCGGCTTGCGCTTTGAGTGGGACGATGCAGCCAGTTTCTCGCCTGCCGAGCAAAGGGAAATAGAACGCCTCCTGCTGGAATACTACGAGATAGACCCGCAGTATTTCATCGACAAATACAATGTGGGTATCACGGGCGTGCGTCAGGCAAAGACGCAGCCAGACAGTTTTTTCAGATAAGCCCCGCGCAGGCCGCAGACCTGCGCAGCTCTTACGGGGCGTTTCACTCTGCACTGCTCCAGCTCTACGAGGACGATGCCCTCACGCTGGCACACGGCGAGGGCGGCGAGGCTCCCGTGTTCGATGCGGCTCTTTTCGACGATGCCGCACAAATGGTATATGACGCTGGCGGCTTTGATGTCTCGCAGCTCACCGACCCACGCGCCCGAAAGGTCATTGACGAGACGACGCGGATAATTAACCGTGCCGTCGATGCTGCCGTGCCGCATGAAGTCCCCGAAACGCTGCGCTATGCGCTTGAAAACAACGGTTTCATCTTCTCTGGCTTGAAGACTTTCCACGCCCTCCGCGAGGTTGGGCTTTCCATGCTCGACGACCAGGGGAACGTGAAGCCTTTCGACGACTTCCGTAAAGACGTGCAGCAGATTAACAAGAACTATAATGTGAACTGGCTTAATGCTGAGTATAAGCACGCCCTTGGCTCTTCACTCATGGCAGTTAAGTGGAACGACCTGAAACAGGACACCGACCGCTATTTCCTCCAGTACCGCACGGCGCAGGACTCCCGTGTGCGTCCAGACCATGCGGCTCTCGACGGCATTACGCTCCCTGCCGACGACCCGTTCTGGTCTAAATATTACCCGCCTAATGGTTGGGGCTGCCGTTGTCAGGCAGTGCAGGTGCGCCGCTCCAAATACCAGCCTTCCGACCCGAAAGAGGCCATGAAGTTAGGCGACGAGGCCACGGAAACGCTCAAACAACAGATGTTCCGCTACAACGCTGGCACTGAAATGGCACTCTTTCCACCCAAGCACCCTTATTATAAGGCACCAGCAAAGGCAAAGAAAGTCATTAAGCAAATGAGCGAGGAAGAGCAAAAGGCCAAACGTGTGGCGGAACTTCGCGCACAGCTGCCTGATAACTTGACGGATGCAGAAAAAGACGCAAAGGCTCTGAATAACTACGAAATGGCAAAAGCCCTCAATATAACCGTGGGCAAACCTATGAGCGTGGAACAGGCAGACAAACAGCACGCAAACCCGAAACACGTTGAGAAGTTCATATTAGACCCCAAGGGGGCTTATGTGGATAAAGAGGGACGGCATTACAGAAAAAACCCCGATTACAGCGAGTCGAAAGATAAGCCGTACAACATTAACTGCCAAACCTGCACACCTGCTTATATGCTCCGCCTTATGGGCATTGATGTAACGGCTAAGGGTAACACCACAGGGTCGAAGCTTGAATATCTGAGCCGTGGTTACAACTGTTGGGAAGTGTGGAAGAACGCAGACGGAACACCAGCGACCTACACGAAAATAAACGACTGGCTCGCCTCTAAGAAGTACAAGCAAATGACACAGAAACGCTGGTTAGAGTTTTTCGACGAAACTTGTAAGGAGGAGGGTGTGTATGGCCTCAGTATTGGCTGGAAGTCTGGCGGCGGACACATGACGGTATTACAACGATTTAAGGACGGAACGCTCAAATATATAGAGCCACAGCACGACAACTCCGAGGGGTCAGGTCGTGAATGGGACGATATAAACAATTTGGCAAAAGAGGGAAAAGGTACTCAGCACGGCTGCCGAGGTATCATGCGAATAGATAACAAGCTATTCAATACCGATTTCATCGAGATTTTCGACGTACATGCCGATAAAGTCAAAAGCAAGTGAGTCGGAAACTTCCAGTGCCTCACCGTTCTTGAACAAATAAACAACAGGATAACCAATGGTCGCGTCAGCAGGAAATGCAAAAAGCCACGCCTTTTGCCCCTCCACGTCACCGAGGTATTTTAGTCGGTTGCCGTAGCGGTCAATGAAAGGCTGTGCCTCTTTGATTACTGCTTGTGGTATTGTTTCCTGTTTCATGCCACAAAGATACGTTCTTTTACTCATAGTTCAATAAGTTATTAACAATAATTTCAACAATATGCCAAATATTCCAGACAGCAAACAGCTTGAAGCCAACATTCTAAAGGATATGCGTGTGGAACTTGCCGACGAGTTCGACAAGAACTTCCAGCGCAAAGCCTTTTTTACCGACGCATGGAAGCCGCGCAAAGAACCGAAAGCTCTTGGCTCTCTCCTTGTGGTCACGGGTGCGATGCGGCGAAGCATCAAAAGCGAGGTCGTCGGCCATGGCGTGCGCTTTTCTTCTTCGCTGCCCTACACAACGATCCATAACGAGGGCGGCAAAGGCACGCTCACGGTTAGAACGCATTACCGCACAAGCAAGAAAGGAAAACGCTATAAGGTTCGCGCCCATAAACGCCGTTTTAACATGCCGCAGCGTCAGTTCATAGGCGACGGTAAAGAAACGCAGCAGCTCATTAAAAACGTGATAGACGACAACCTTCAGCAGTTCAGCATGTCACTTGCACAATTCATAAGAAAAAGAAAATGAGAAAACAGATTTTTAAGGCTATCGCCCAGCGTATCGCCGAGCGTTGCCCCGACATTAAGTTCATAGACCTGTGGAACGAACATGTGGTCGAAGTCGCCACCTCCGTACCGTGGCCGCTCCCTGCCGTCTTTATTGAGTTCGAGCCGTACGAGGTGCGCCAGCTCTCGCGATGGCAGAGAGAGGCCGACATTCCCGTGCGCCTCCATATTGTCACACGCTGGCAGGCTTACACCGCTGGAGCAGCCGACAAGCGCATTGACACAGCCCTTCAGTACTTCGACCTTATCGACCGCGTGAACGCTGCCATGCAGGGACTGAGCGGCACTGGCTTCACTGCCTTTCAGCTCACCGCCAGCGCGACAAACCACAACCACGGCGAACTGATGGAGAACATAGAACGGTGGCAAACCCGCGCCGTGGATGCCACAGCAGAGCGTCCGCAGCAAAGCGTCACACTTTCGACCATGGAGATTATAGACCGCGTATAGACACACGAAATATCGTGCAAACCGAACGCAAACAAGCTCGCTTGATTTGCTGAGGTGCTGCCGATATTACACTAAAGGCTGCACCCCATTTCTGGCGGTGCAGCCTTTTGTATCATTTGCCGTACACTGGCATATCGTCCCAAAATTCAAAGAGCGACTGCTCCAGTGCAGTGGGTGGCGGGGGCGGCGGTGTCGGTATGTCCAGATAACTGAGGAACGTGCGGTAACTCATAGGGTACAACGGGCACACATATCGCTGCCACACCGCCTTGTAACATTTGCTGTTGTTGCCTGCTTCATAGTAGCGGTCAACTATCGCACGCACTTTTCTGATGCGCTCAAGTGTTGATTTGTGGTGTTTTCTTTGCATTGCCCGAAACAATTTGTTACCTTTGCCGACGCTTTATTAACAAATTCGGGGCGTGTTGCTTTTGTCTTCTTTCGGGAATGCATAGGTAGCACGCTTATTTTTTTACTTCTGCCTCTTCCTCTCCGTCGGTGTCCGCGTCTGTCACGCTCAGCGGTATAATGTGCCACTGTCCCTTCTTGTCTTTGTATTCGGCACGGATGAACTGGCGTGTCATGGTGGGCTGGTATGCCTCCTCGATGATTTTAACACCCTCCATGAACTTGTCGTCGTTGCTCTCCTCTGCCATTTTCCGAAGTTGCAGCACGCGGCTGGCTTTGAGGTTGCCCATACCGTCACGGCTCAGCAGGCGCATGATGGCGGACACGAGACTCTTTGTCTTCTCGTCTGTGGCGAGGCTTTCGATATACTGCTTCACCATAGCGATGCCGTCCTCCACCGTGTCACGGTAGCCGTCTATGCAGTTGTAACCCAATGTCAGGCGCATGTTGCCGTCCGAATGGGTAAAGGTGTGTGTGCGCTGTGTGTCCTTGGTTATGCCCAGCACGTTGCTCTTGATGTCGAGCACCTGCGCAAAGTTCTGGTACACCTTGGATTTTACCGCCTTGATGTCGTCGCTCAGACGGCGCAGCTCTGGTATGGCTGCCGCCACCTCCTCGTCCACCATTTTGGCATAAGTCTCGCGGTCAGCCTTGCGCTGTGCGGCTTCTGCCTCTTTCTTCTGCTTGGCCTGAAAAGCGGCAAACGCTTCGGCCTGTTCTGCGGTCATTTCGACCTTTACTTTCTTTTCGTTTTCCATTGTTCTAAATACTGTTTAATGGGTTATTAAATGCTGTTTATTCGTCACTTTCATGCCAGTTGGCAACCTCTGCCTGATAGTCCGCCCATTCCGCCAGCTGCCGCATAAACTCCTCGTATTCCGTACCGCTCATTTCCACGGTCAGCTCACGGATGGCGTGTTGGGCTTTCTCCAGCTCCTTGCTCATAGCAGTTTCACTTGCTTTATTTCGTCCGTAGCATGCTCAAAGTCGCCGAGCAGCGCATAACCCACTGCCTTGCAGACCATGCCCACAGCTATGATGATAATGCCAGTAATGGCAAACGGCGCATACACCAGCGCAATGCCCAAACACTTAAAATACTTTTTCATCCTGTCTTGTCGTTTAGATGTTATACAATGCCATGATTAACCCCACTTGAAGCAGCTGCCCGACGATGCCGCCCAACAACGTGGCGGCGATGTCCAGCCAGTCAAACTGCCCGCCGTACGTTTTGTCCTTGAACTCCATGCCGACTGCCAAACCCAGCACAAACAGCTCCGTGCCGACGAAGCCGCACGGTATCGCATAAGCGAAGTGCTTCATTCTGTTACTTTCCTTTAACCACATAAACCTTGTTTTTTTAAGTTCGTTATATATGTTTCCTTATGCCTCGCCCTGCGGCGAAAAACCGAACACACTGCCCATATCCACCACAGCCGTGTCCTGTTCTGCCGCGATGATGTCCACCGCCTCACTGTCTTTCACCTTGTTGTTAAACAGCCCTATGAGGTTGCGCAGCCTTTCGCGCGGTATCTTGTTGAAGTCCGTGTGGCCTGTCGCTCTGCACGCTATCGCCTTTATCACCGTGGCGTTGCTCTTGCGTCCTGTCTTTCTCAGATAGCTGCCCACAGCGGCCATAACGCGCTTGCGCAGTTTGTCCATGTCGCCCGTGCCCTGCTTCTCGTTGGCCTGTGCCGAGAGCTTCGCGCAGATGTTCACAAGGTCGTGTGTGTCTATGTCCCTGCTGCTTTCCACACCGTAGCTCTCTGCAATGGCGGACTTTTCCTCTGCGCTCAGTCCGAGCACAGTGCAGAGGGTGTGGTATTTCTTGAGCAGCCCTCTATGTATTTCGTCCATTGTCTTGTTCTCTTTTGCCATAGCTTTATTTGTTTGTTATGTTTGCCCAGTATTCTGCCGCGCCTTGCTCCCAGATGATGAAGTCCGCGCCGCCCTCCTTTTTCTCTGCCACCTCATAGCGGGTGGTGGTAAACGCCTTGTAGCCCTCCACTCTTATTTTTATGTCTGCATCATAGCGCAGGTTCTGTGCGAGGCTGCCTTTCGGTTCGCCCTTGCGCTCGTGGGCTATGAAGATGAACAGCTTGTCGGGGAACTGCTGGCGTAACTTCATGTAGTCGCTCATTTTGAACCCCAGCCAGTAATGCACACTGTCTATTACGATGATGTCGGGGCTTTGCTTCTTCCTCAGCCTCGCCGTCAGGTCTTTCAGGCTCTCTTTGTCCAGCAGGATGATACGTGTGCCCACTTCTTCCATGCCCACGCGCTCCCATGCCTTTTGCAGAGAGAGCGAAAGACCCTGCTCCAGCGAGTTGTATGCCACACGGCGAAAGCGGGTCAGGTATTTGCAAAGCTGCATCACAAACGTGGTCTTTCCGCAACCGCTGCCGCCGTATATCAGCCATTCGCCGCGAAGCTCTGGCCGTCCGAAGCTGGCGAGAAACGCACCGTCGAAGTCGGCCACGTCGAATTTTGCCTGCAAAACATTCTTGTTACTTATCGCCCTTGCCATGTCGTTATAACGGTTTTATGTCCACTTTGGCAGTACCGCCAGCCTGCTGGATGCACCAGCTCGCGAATATCATGCCTTTTGCGTCTTCCTTGCCGAGTTCCATTATCAGCAATGTAAGCCCTTTTGTCTTCGCTCGCCTCACGGTCATGGCTACGGGTGCGTCCCTGTACAGCCATTCGTCCATGATGCGGGGTACTGTCTTTGAGGGCAGTCCTATGGTCACGCGCTGCGGTTTGTTCCAGTCTATCTCCTCGCCGTTCATACCCTGCCTCCTTTCTTGATTGTCCAGCACGCACGCTTCACGCGGCGCAGGTCGTTGTCCGAGTCCTTGATGATTGTGCCGATGTCTGCCGCACTGGTCACGCCGTTGGCTCTGCACACCGCCGCGATGTCCTCGTCGTTCACCACTTGCAGCTTCACGAACTTTCTGCCTATGCGGCTGTAAATCTCTTGGTAGCCTCTGCGGTTGAACCTTACGCCGCGTGTTATGCGCTTTTCCAGAAAGTTGGTGGCGCAAAGCACCAGACCGCACTGTCCTTCCAGCTGGTTGTACAGCGATATGAAAAAATAGAGCACTTGGTCGCTCAGCTTGTCGGCCTCGTCCAGCACCACAAGCGGCTTCTCCACCGTTTGCAGTTCTTCCACGATGGCGTCCATTTGCTCGCTCACCGTTCCTGCCATGTCCTTGCCCAACGCACGCAGCAGCTTGGCGATAAACGTGCGCCTGTTCCAATACTCCGAACAGCAGAGGTGATAAGTGGCGGGATGCTGTGCCGTGTACTGCTTTATGGCCTCCGTCTTGCCGCAGCCTGCCTCACCTGTCACGGCCATGGCGAGACTCTCGTTCTTCGCGCTCTCCAGTATGAAGCCCATACGCTCAAAGCCTCTGGTCGCCACCGTTACCCATGCCGTGCCGTCGTGGCCTGTCTGTGCCGCGATGCTGCGCCACATGTCGTCGCTTATTGTGTCCCAGTCATTGTTCAGCACCTTGCTCAGCGTGGCAGAGCTGATGCCCATGCTCTTTGCGGCTTTGTTCTGGCTGCCTTTCTGTGCGCAGAAACTTTTAAGGCGTTCTGCTATCTGTACCTTTTCGTCTTTTGTCATGTTGTATGCTTTTTATTCGTTATTTACTTGATGTTTAGAAAATGGAGTAGTCGTTCACTTCCTCCTGCTTCGGTGTAGGGGCAGGTGTGGGTGCCGTCACTTCCACCGCCTTTGCGTCCTCTATGCCCAGCCGCTTGCGCTCTCTTGGCAGTTTGTGCTGTCCTCTGCTGTCGCAAAGGCAAAGCCAGTTCAGCACGTTGCCCAGTCGTGGGTTGTCCTTTATCAGCTCCTCAGTCGTGTGGAATGTTTCGGCCAGTCTGTCCGTCACGTGTTCTTCCAGTCGGTCGTTGAAGTCATGCACCTTTTGCAGTTCCAGCGCGTCGCCTGCCGTGCGGTCGGCCAAAGCCATAGGCTGCACATACTTTTCTGTAAGCATATAGCGCAGCGTTCCGTCCTCATTAACAGCCAGAACCTCGCCCAAATCGTTGGGGTCATACAGCACACGCCACTTCTCGCCAGCGTGCTGCCTGAATGTCAGGTCGAATGTGTCATACTCTCGCTTCTGTCCCAGCAGCGTAGGGCGCAACCCGCCGCCACAAATGGCGTTTGTCTGTCCCGTCGTGTCGCCGAAGTAAAGCAGGTAGTTCTCTTTCGTCAGCGGTAGCCGTCTTTCTGTGGGCAGTTTGCTCAGCAGCTGCATCATCTGCGCATGTTTCTTCTGTCGCTCTGCCGCAATCATGGCGTGGATTTGTGCCCTCACGCCCTGCTCGTCGGGGAACGTGTGGCGCAGCATGTTCAGAGCCTCGCTGTTCGGCTGTCGCTTGGGGTCTGTCGTTACGCCGTAGCCGCTCCAGTTGTTGCACCGCTTGCAATACGTTTTGTTCAGATACCCGAAATAAGGTTCCACCACTTTGGCCTTCGCGTTCTTCACTCTCGCAGGGGTCAGCTTGTCGCTCATGGCCAAATACAGCGGTGTCATGGCCTTTATGCCGTAGTGGTCGCATTGCAGCTGGTTTGCCCTCAGCATCTGGCCTGCCAGCTCCGCGCTGTGCTGTGCGGCGTTGCGCAGTGCCTCAGTTATCAGCGCAGGGGTCTCGTGCGTGCCTATGGCGTAGCCTATGGGGTAGTCGCAGCACGGGTCGAGCACCACTTCCAGACACAGACGGTTTGAGTACGTCGTCACGTGGTGGCCTTGCGCGTCCTCCTTTACTGTCTGGTAGAGCAGCTCGCAGTCCCAGCCGTCCAGCGTCCACATAAGGAACGCCGCGCTTGGTCTTCTGCGCTTCACCTGCATGCTCCTTTCATTTCTGAAATTCGTTGCGCCGCGTCTGCCAGCTGCCGTCACAAGGTCGAGTTTTTCTTTCCACACGCCCACCGTGCTGGCAGTTATCGCTGCCCAGCCCTGCATTTCTGCCACCTTGTTGTAATATTCGGCTATCATCACATTGTCAAGGTTGTTGTGGTGGGTTATCATCTGTGTAAGCACTGCCTCCTGCTGCACGTCGGCCACCTTGGCGGCGTTCGTGTTCTGGAACTTCTTGCTGATGAACACCACAGCACCTTGCTTCTGGTATTCGTTGAACTTCATGTGCAGTCGCCTCGCGTTCTGTGGCAGGCTGTTCGGCCATGTGTCCGATATGCGCGGAAGTGCCGCAGCGGCTTTCTTCCAGAACTCGCCCAGCTTTATCTTGGCTTTGCTCTGACGTATGCGGTGGCTGTTCGCCCGCTCTATACACTCTCTGAAAGCGTTCATAATGGCGCAGTTGTTGGCATATTCTGTCTGCTTCTCGTTGCTCAGGTGCCTGCCGTCGGCCAACACATAGTCGGCGTAAAACTGCATGGCCTCGCCGTCGGGCTGCACACTCTCCACAAAGGGTTTGCTTTCGGCCTTTTCCTGCAAGTCGGGGTAGCGTCTGTAAACTTCCGTTTTGTATTTTAATGGCAGACTATCCACGGCAAACAGCGCAGGAGTACCATTGCAGCCACGACGAACCTGTGTAATTTGCGAACGTCTGCGCAAATTCTTCACAGTGTCAGCCGTCATAATGCCACCGATAAGTTCGGTGTGGCTTATACATAGCGTGTTACCGTAATACTCCATATTAAAGCCCTCCTGCAAATGTCTGTTCCACGTACAGCTGCTCAATGGTGCAGTGCTTCACCTCACGGCGCACCGTGCCGTCCTTGTCAAACACCTGCACCGTACCCGTATGCTTGTCGGCCTCCAGCATTGCGCCGTTCTCAAAATACTGGCGCATATACCCGTCCTTGTCGTGGATGGTCTCCATGGCAGGGGTCAGCAAAAGCAGCACACCGCCCTTCTGCATGGCAAACTTGCGTATGCGCAAGCTCAGGGGCGTGTCCAGAGCAAAGCTCAATGCACGCCAGATGGCCATGTCCGAACACTTGAAAGCCGCCTTTATCTCCTTGCGTGCTTCCTTTGTTACCTCAATCTGTTTTCTTGTTGCTTCCATTGTTATGGTGTTTTAGTTGTTATTATAAGTTTTCTAATATGTAGTCACGTTCTGCCTCGCTCAGCTTGAAGCCGTTTTCCACGTCTATGCGCGCGGCTGTCTTCATGCCCACCAGCGCGATGGCTGCCTCTTTCATGTCCTCGTCGTTGTGCTCGTTGGCACCATTCAGCAGAACAAAAGCAGCATCCTCCGCCTTTTCTTCCGCCTCGTCCATTTGCTTCTTCCAGTGGTCACGCCATTTCGTCAGCCCCTGCACACTCTTCACAAGCTCGCTCACGATGTAGCCGAACTTCTGCTCGTTCCACGCTGCACAAAACTCCTCTTTGTCCATGTTGTCAATGGCCATGTACACCTTCTCGATTTCGGCATACTCCTCTGCCGTCACTTTCTTGCCCGTCAGGGCTTCAAATTCCTTTTGTAACATTGCTTTATTAACTTTTAATGGTGATTATTCGTGATTTTCGGCCTTTTTCACTATCTTTGGCCACTGTGTTATTACTAACACGGTGCAAAGATAGGATATTTCCTATGTATGGTGAAATATTTAACATTAGGGGCTATGATACTGGAAAGAATAAAGCAATATATCGACTACAAAAGCATTTCTGTTGCTGCTTTTGAAAAAAGTATAGGAATGTCAAATGCTTCATTTGGCAAGTGTTTGAAAAAAGGTGGTGCTATTGGTACCGACAAATTAGAAAATATCCTAAGCGTATATCCAGATATTTCACCTGATTGGTTATTGATAGGTAAAGGCGATATGCTAAAAGGTTCAGGCGTGGTGGCAGAACCAAGCAAAGACGGCACGGGCATACCACTCATACCAGTAGAGGCAATGGCTGGCTATTTTGCAGGCGAACAAACCGTGCTTTTGCAGGAATGTGACCGCTACGTCGTGCCTGCGTTCAGAAATGCCGACTTTCTTATCCACGTGCGGGGCGACTCCATGATACCCCACTATTATTCTGGCGATATGGTGGCGTGCAAAATGCTTTCGCTTACAGATATATTCTTTCAGTGGGGCAAGGTCTATGTCATCAACACCGACCAAGGCGCACTTATAAAAAAGGTAGAGCAGGGAACCACCAACGAGAGCATCACGCTGGTGTCAGAGAACGAGAAATACAAACCTTTTGAAATATCACGCCGTGGCATCTATCAGATAGCCATTGTAATAGGTGTTATCCGTGCTGAATAAAAAATGAGGCTCTTTTCGCCATTAAACACCCGTTAAACGCTCGCAAACCCCGATAAACAAAGGGTTTGCGCCATTTCTCGCCCCGTGCGTTAAATGGTAATTAAAGTGGTGTTTTCTCCGCAAAAAGCCGCTTTTTGAAGCTATAAAAGTATAGTTAGGGGTGTTATTCGCGAATTATAAGACACCCCAACTGACACCCCAACCAACACCCCAACACCCAAAAACAAACGAAAAGTGCAGGGAAAAGCTGCCGCCACCCTGCACCAAATCACCACCTTTCTGGCTGCCGTTTAACGACCGATTAAACACTGTTCAAACGCCCATTAAACGCCATTCTGCGCCACCGTAGAGCTGCACCCAGCCAAACACCCACCACACGCCCCATGGGCGGCGAGATACAGCCTAAAACACCCATCCTGCCCCTCTCTTTCTTTCTCCACACGCCCCATTTCCCCATTTTAAATCCCTCTCGCGCCTTTTCTTTCCTCCGTCCTCCAATCTACCACCCCACACGTCAGGAAAGCCCACAAACGAAAAAAGCGACGAAAAGCAGCCACCTCGCCACCTTTCGTCGCTCTCAGTTCAACCAAATTCAACCCCACGTCGTTCAATCTTCGCCTCGAATTAAACGCTCCACTGAACAGAATTAAACCAAAATTCAACCCACTTCAACCTTTTGCACATTTCGTTTTATCTCCCATCTTCTCCCAGTCCACACGTAACTCCCTCATTTACAGACATTCCACCTCTTTCAGGCTCACACCCACATTGTACATTTCGTTTTCATGCCCGTATGCATACCTACATCTCCAAAGCCATACATTCCATTCATTTCCGCACCTATCCACGAACCGTTTTTCCACTTCTGCAATGTCCAGTCACCGCCAAAAATCAACGACTTACGCTTAGGATTCAATAGGATTGCATACACATTCTTCGTATCAAGCGGATAATGGTTCTGTATCATATTCATCCGCACAGTAGTCCCTAACGTATCACAGTTCAGGCATTGTGCATCGGCAGGTCCAATCTGCATAACCTGCTTTTTTGATGCCGTGCGATTGCATCCCAGTCCGCATATTGCCATCATTGCCACGAAGAAAATATATGTACTTTTCATGTCCTACACATCCCATTTTGATTAAAAATACCTATTTCATCAGCACCGGCTTATCACACGACGAATAGCCAATAATCAGCACATCTGTTTCCGGATTAACAGTAGCAGAAGAATCCAGTTTATATTGAACTACAAGTGTATCTTTACCTGCCTTCAATAAAGTAGGGACATTCATCACCTTTTTAAAAGTGTCCAATGCTGTTTTCCGAAACGACCGGTTGCTGCAAGAAATGATTTTCGGTTGCACTACATATCCGTTACTGTCCACTACATATTCAATGCGAAGCAGACACTCTTTTCCTTTGCTCAGCAATTTTACCGGATACTTGCTTTCCTTATGTAAAGTCTTGATAAACCATTTATAGTCACGAAATTCATCTAAAGATTTATCCAGACCAAATATACCTTTCGGAGCCTCCTTGCGCCATGAAGTGCCAAACTTCTTATCCAGATAATCAAAAACCACCTGATTATAAGCTGTCAGCAGATGATTGGGAACACCCAGATAACAGTCCAGTGTTCCATCCTTCTTCAATGGATAAGAAACGTCACAACTCACACCATACTTCTCCCAGAAAAAGTGTGTGCGGATTTTCTGTTCCTGCCCTTCCGGTATTACCCGGCGCAGTTTAGGATGTCCCTTGAGGATGTTTTCTTTCGACAACTCCGGCGAACAGTCATATTTCAAAATATAATCATACCATAAAGGAAGCACCATCCGCAGCGTGTCATTATGCTGCGAAGGGAGAGTTATTACCGTATCACAAGGAGCCAGTCCCACATATTCCGCTTTCAGATGATAAGTTCCGGCCTCCAGCCCCTTTATCCGGAAGCAGCCGGTGGAATCTGTCAGCCATCCTTGAAACGGTTGTTCAACCATACTCAAATTGGAGCCAACCAGCACAACATGTACCACATCATAAGGAGGACGTTGACGGACGGATTCACCATACACCCGACCTACAATCGTGTATTTTGCAGAATCACTCTTATTATGCGTTATATCCCCCCTCAAAGTTATAGTAAGATTCCGATATTCGCTCGTGTACTTTCCGTTGATGAAGAGCACCTCCCACGGATAAATGGATTTCAGCGTTTCTTTAAAAGCGAGGGCCAGCGGATGATTCCCGTCGTTTATCATTTTCCGAGAAGTACGCAGAAAAATGAAACGTACGTCACAGTCTACGAAATGACCGTCCTCCGTCGTCTGAAAATCACTTAGCGAAAAAAGGAACCGTTCTCCACGGTATTCAGGAAACCGCTCCCAAGGAAACCGACGCACAATCTCCCCATATGCCTTTGTCAGATTCAATCCGGCTCTCCGGTAATTATGATAAGTCTGCGTTTCCAGCACTTTACCGTTCCGGACGGTCAGCACCCGTTCCGTTTCCATGTTGCGGTCGAACCCGTCATGCACGTATCTCACCACATCTCCTTTCCCGGCCCGAAGTTCCCCACTGAACCAGCGGGCTTGAATCGTCCCCGCCCGACAATAGGCCGCAAAAATCGGCTGCAAGTCCTTCACCTCATACACCCGTGTAGATTTCTTCTTGCCGACCTCTTCATAGACATCCGCCTCTACCCGTTGCAGGCAAAGATACCCGTCACGCACCTCCCAGAAAGCGGTATATCCGCTATAATTGCCAGTGGACCGACTGACATTTTCCGGAAGAAAATCTCCCATCCGCCTGCATAGCAGGGAGTCGTATCCTATCGGCTTTGCCATCAAAACCCATTCTTCTCCTTCCAGACGAATCACATCACCCGATTGTCCTGTAGCCTTTGCAAAGGTGACGATAAGTGAAAGTAATATCGCAACAATAAAAAATTTTATACGCATAGCTTATTTACTCATATGTATGATATTCCCCTCTAAAATAGCAAAAACTATTTGAAAATACAAGGTTTCTCCGTATACTTTATACTTTGCCTTACTTTCAACAAGAGTAAATAGATAATGCTGAGTTTTAATCTATAATATCATTATTACATCTGTAAGAGTAGTAATGTAATCCTTATCTTCCGCATAACCGATCTCATCAAGCCAAAGCAAATAGTTACCACCTTTATATTTGTATTGAACTTTTGTATAATAAGCCCGAACACTTTCCGTCCAATGATTGAATTCATAGTATTTCCCTGTACGTGGATTGGTAAGTCCGAAAAGATTATGCTTATTTCGACATACCGATGAACGGAACCATCCGGTTTCCAGTATAGCCTGAGCCAATACGATTTTGGGATATAGGATTCCGTTTCTAATGATTTCTTTATAAAGGTTGGGGATGGTAAGTTCAGGAAGATGATTTTCTGATTTAGTAATATCATCTGTTTTCTTTTGCAGTTCTGTTTTTAGGGATGCATTCCTGTCACTATTCCGGCTGATATTTTCCAATTTTTTCTGATTGTCCGGCCCGACAATCAGGGTATCTTTTACCATCATCTTATTCTTTTTCCCTTCTGTAACATCCTTTGTTGCACGGTTATAAGACTCTTTTCGTCTTTCAGTTGGCAGAATTTCCGAATCTCTGGTTATCGTATAGAACTGTGCCGATACGCTTACCGGCAGAAACATCAGCAGCAGTGAAATCAGAATAGTGTTGCGCATTTCTTTTTCAGGGGATTGCCGTAAATACATTTGTGGCATTCAGGCGGTTAGAACCGCAAATATAACAGCTTAATTACAGCAATATGGAAATGCACAACAGAAATCAGTCCGATTTATTGCCATACGAGAAACTGGCAATACTGGGTATCGACCGTGAAAAAGCGGACAGCTTACCCATGGAAGTGAAGGAGAAGCTGATGGCAGGTGAAGTGACTCCCATCATGCAGGTATCCATCAACGCAAGGAACGGCAGCATCATTACCATGCCGATGAAACTTCAGATGACTACAGACAAAAACGGTGCTCCGGCTCTTATAGCTTATCCGGTACGTGCCGAACTGGACCGGGAACGCAACAAGGTTCTCAATCTCACTCAGCAGGAGGCTGAACGCCTGGCCAGAGGTGAGGTAATACAGAAGGCGGTCAACGTAAACGGTGAAAAGACTCAGCAGTATCTCCAGCTTGATCCGGAAACGAAATCCGTCATTCACAGACGTGTTACAGACATCAAGCTGGAGCAGCGTCTGAAGGACATGGAGAAGGTAAACGACATTGAACTGGGTATGCAGCAGAAGCAGCAGGTACGGGAGGGAAAACCGGTTGAGCTGAATGTGGGCGGTGAGAAGGTTTCAGTCGGCATTGACCTGAAGGAGCAGCAGGGATTCAGCTTATCAAGGGTGACATGAAGGAATGGGAAAGGCAGCAGAAGCTCCGCTATGACGAGATTCATCCTGAATACCTCGGCCTTGTCATGACTGACAAGAACCGTTGGGAGTATCAGAAGGTGGTGGACAAAAAGTCCGTGGAACGTGCCATTTCACTCTCTCCATCCCGAAAGGAAACAAAAGCAAACAGCCTTAAACTCTAATACTGATTCCTATGACTAAAAAAACAGATTCAGATAATGATAACGGTATCATCAGGCAGTTCAACGAACTGAAGAAGAAGCATCCGGATGCCATGCTGCTGTTCAGACGGAACAGTTTCTATGAACTCTATAAGCAGGATGCCGTCAAGGCTGCCGCAGTGATTGCCATCGAGATTACAGACAAGATGCTGCCTGACTACAAGAGACCTGTAAAGGTTGCATCATTCCCTCAATCAGCACTTGACGTTTATCTGCCCAGACTGATACGTTCCGGAATCAGGGTGGCAATCTGTGATGAACTGGACACTCCTTTGAAGAAGAAGGCCGGACAGGATAAAACTGAAATTAATGACAGAACCATTCAAAACAATACAGATATGGGAAATAAGAAAAAGGAACAGGGTATGCAGGAAGCTCCTGACAGAACAGTGGAGAACACTGTTGATGTAAAACCTGTAAGGGAAAAGAAGTCGAAGGCCAAAGCCGAAACTAAAGCTGAAACCGGGACGGATAATGAGGTAAAGACCGAAAAGAAGAACGAACAGAAAACGGAGACAGCCCAGGAACGCAAGCCCCGTGAGCCGCAGATGGTGACTGCCAACGGTGAGAAGGTTACTCACGGCCATGCCTACCAGAGTACCACGAATCCTGCCGAATGGTACTTTACCGCAAAGATTGACGGACAGCAGCTCAAGCCGCAGAAGATGGATGCAGCAGACCTTGCTGCCTATCAGAACAAGGAAATGACTGTACCGCAACTCATGGAACGCTACTATCCGACAAAGCTGATGCCAAAGGTTTCTGAGGAAGCCTTCCGTATGCCAATGGAGATTGCAGGACCGGACGGTTCCATAACCGTTAACAAGTTCAATGTCTATAAGGAGAAAAACGAGCAGCGTCCTGACTTTGGGAAATACAAGTTCTATGTTCAGGTTGGGGATACGAACATGTCTGCCGTGGCTTCACGCCAGGACCTGAATGCCTACTTCGACAGGGTGGCCACTCCAAACCAGCTTATTGAGAAGAACTTCGGGGAACGTCTGCATCTGAAATCCGCATACGAGAAGTATCAGCTTCCTGAAGGTGTTGACCCCAAGGGTGTGCGTGTGGCCAAGGACAGGAACGACAACAAATGGAAGGTGTCGGTTGACCTCGGAGAAAAGGGACAGACTTCCCGGCATGAAATCTCCTTCGATGACGGCTATTCGCTTTTCAAGACCAAGACGGCCACAAGGGAACAGATTGCGGCCAAATATCTGAATACGGAAATAACCGGTATGCTTGCCGCCAATACCGCAAAGGTGGAGAAAACGGCTTCTATGAAAATGTAACATAATCAGAAAACTAAAATACAAGTTATATGTCAGCTAAAATGAATCATGAGGAGCTTGTGGAGCTTCTGCAGGAGGGCAAGATAGGTTTCCTCCGCTTTGTTATGGACAGTGAGAATGCAGATGATTATCTGGAGTGGTGCCGGTCACACGGTACGGACCCTTCGGATGAATCGGCCGAGTTCTATGTGGAACAGACGGACATCGAGCAGATGGACCGTCAGGTAATGGATGACGACAGCTATGGCATCTGGAACTGACTCTCAGGGAAACAGCGGACAGGTGGCCATAGACCGTTTCGCTGCAATGATGATTTTATGTTGACGTCAACATAAAATCATTTATGTCTGACATAGAATTATGTTGGGCATTAGTCTAAACAATTAATAA